TGATATTATAACCCCTATATCTGATGATGATGAACAGATTCGAAAAGATATGGGTTATGTATGTGCTCAAAATTATAAATCCCCAGAATATAATTTACGCTTTATTGAATCAGAATTATTTTACAATCATATGGATGCTTTATCTATTAAAAATTCAATACCAGCTGACATATGGGATAATTACTTAAAAATTTCAATTGCTAGAGATCCTTGTGAAGTTATTATATCACGATATTTTTATGACCTTTCTTATAATCAATCTCTAATATCTTTTATAGATTATGTTTATAGTTGTTCTGATGAAATTTTATCTGAAAATAATTTTATTACCCATATAAAGGGTGTAAACGTAATAGATTATATGATAAAGTATGAAAATCTGCAACAAGATATTTCTTTGTTAGAAAAGAAAATTAACGCTCCTGGGTTATATCAAACATTTAAAAGAATGAACGCAAAAGGAAACATTAGGCCACATAATGCTAACGTGAATACAATGTTTACGGAGGAATTAAAAGACTATGTACAAAAAAAAGCCCGCCTTTAACAGCGGGCTAATTTCACTCAAACAACACGAATTAAACGTAACCTAACATCTTCTTTCTTCTTAAGTTAGGACCGGTGCCTTTATATCCAGACGATACAGGATGTAACGTCGACGTTCCGGCTCCTGCAGAACTTAAGTGATAATAAACTGTCAAATTATTAGTATCAATAGTAGCAATAACTGTGTTTGCTGCTCTAACAGATGGTAGCTTGCATGTAATAGTTGAACTAAGACCATTATATGCTGGCTCTAAATGAACTGCTGACATTGTATGTAAAGCGGTGGTGCTGTCTCTATTATAAAGCACACCAACGATTTGTGCATCTCCACCATGTGGGTTATTCGAACCCTGACGACCTACTCTTCTTACCACCACATCTTCATTCTGTCCTGACAGAGTATAGTTAAGATTGTAAAAGTTTGCTGGTGATCCTTTGGAGAGAGGAAAGCCGCTTAACGGGCTAAAAGGAGATGGAGGTGGTACGATTTTGTCAACCGTGGTATCTTCACCCGCAGCGTAGCAACTATGTGAAAAAGCAATAATTTCGTTCGTGTCAAAAGCCATGTAATTATTTATTCATCTAAGTTAATTTTTTCGAAAACAAAAAAAAAGCCCTCCGAAGAGGGCTTTGCAATTGTTGTTATTTCTCTTAGAAATAAACGGCTTGTGAGCCTGGCGTGAACGCATCGCCCAAGTTCTTCAAGATCACAACGTGATAATACAAGTTAGCACCGAAGATGTTGTCAACAACACCATAACGGGTTAACAAGCCAACACGTGGCGAGAAGTCGTTAGGACCAATTGTTCTCTGAACCATAACAGGAATGTATGGACAGTAGATGATACCCGTGTCATAAAACTCAGGACCTTTATAACCAAGCAATGTATACTCAACACGAGTCGCACGAACCTGGTTCGTAAGAGATGTGTAAGGTGTATACTGCCCTTGATCAGGCTGTGAAATATAACCCTGGTTCTGCTCGAACTGAGCTTCCGTTCTGGTATCACGGTAAACGTTAAAACGACCACCGAGGTTACCAACTTTAGCAACACCGACTGGCTGTGTATTAACATTACCCTGCACCGGTACCCATTGGAACTCAGGTAACATTTCGAGAATAGCAGCTGCACGAGGTGTTGCAACAATAAAGTTAGCTGCACCACGGCGGTTTCTAATCGCGATTCTGTTCGCCTGAATAATGAGTCTCTGGTAGAAGTCTCTGTTACGCTCTACTAACCAGCGACCATCCGCTGACTGAGGAGCCCAGATTGAATAACCATTACCAGTTCCGTTGTCAAGAGCGACCTGGATCATTCTCATTAACATTTCACGGTCGATTTCAGCCTGTAACTCATACGACATAGCGTTTGTGAGCTCAGTATCGATATCAATACCATTCATGTTCTTAAGATCCTGCTCTAATTCAACAGACCAACGAGCTGCTAATCTACGAGTACCAGCTTCAACAGCTGTTTTCTCGAAACTAACGAGCACCTGCGGAATACGTCCTGTCAACTCAAAGTTAGCAAGAAGTTTTGCAACACCTGAATCCTGATCTGCACCAGGGAAGTCAGTTGCAACACCGCCTAAACCAGACAACTTACCAGAAGATGTACCAGTAAAACGGGTATCTAACATCTGATAACCTAGTTCGTTACCATCGACATTGGTACCGGAACCAGAAGCTGGTCCGCCACCTGCGCCAGGGGCAGGGTTGGCAGCAGTATCGGAAGCAGTACCATAAGTACCTTGACCAATACCGTCAATACCGTTACCTAAGGCATCGGTATCATACTTGTAACGCAAAGCAAATGCTAAGCCTACAGGTCCGCTCATTGGCTGAACACCAACGATCTCGTTAGTGATCAACTCTGGGAATGTACGACGAATCATCGGGATGAGAATCTTAGGCAAGCGGTAGTCACCAGTTGCATAAGTATCACCCTGTGTATAGGAGTTAGGGATCTGATTACCATTTGCGCCGATGTTAACACCGCCGTTAGATAAAACAGAACCTGTACCACCCGATACGTTATTCGCCTCATTCAAACACCATGCTTCCTGGTTCTCCAGGAGCATTGCCGTATTAAGACGAGTGTGGTCGTCTTCGATAGCCGACACGTTATCAGAAGAGTAATCCAATACTGGAGTCCACTTCTCTAACAATGCCTTGGCTCTATCTTGATCGATATAAGCCTGTGTGGGTTTGATAGATTTCATAATAATTTATATCTATGTGGGTTTGTAGTACAATATGTACTAGAAATTCTTATTTTTAAAAATTTATACGTTTTAATATTTGCCAAGCTCGCCCATATACGTCTTTAATGGTGCATGACCGTTAAAGTCTTCCTTAGGAGATTGAACGCTCTCTTCGATAACCGGACGATCTACGTCTTTAGTTACAGTGTTCTGTGTTTTGGCTTGCTCATGCAAAACTTCAAGATGCTCTTCGTGATTTTTATCAAACATCTTCAACGTATAATCGAAGTTTTCATTAATAAATCTTTGTGATTTACCAGTTAAAACCTTCTTACAAAATGCTGCTTTATCTTCTGGTAGATCAGCTGTCGCTTCTTCTAAAGTTAATCTACTCTTTAAGATTGCATTTTCTCTTTGTAAACGTTCTACAATTGCTGTAGATTCGCTTAATCTTTCAACAGAATCGTCAATTCTTGTCTTACCATCTAAGATTGCGGACTTAATGCTATCCTTCTGCAAGGCTGCATCAACCGCTAATACTCTTCTCATCTCATGTAAGACTTTATTAGACTTTCTATTCCTAACCGCTTCGTTAATATTACGCTGCGGTATTAATTTCTCAAGATATAAATCAAGGTATTTACTAACTCTTCCTACCAAGTCATTCTTGAAAGTATGCGCTTCCTCATTAATGGCTCTGCTATACTTCTCAACCACTGAGATTAACTTATCTCCGTGATTCTTATCAATGGCGCTAATAACCTTATCCAGCTTGCTTGTATGGTCAACGTCAATGGCTTCGAGCAAATGCTCAAGCTTAGCACTGTATTCGTCGTCCTGTTTTACTAATGCTGATTCAACGTGAAGTGCAACCTTCTTATTAAATGCATGTTCAATACGCGTTAATGTATCCTCTGTAAGAATATCATCGGCTTTTTCTTGGAGTATATCAGTTATTTTGTCCATTTTAAATTAAAAAATTCGTTGTTTAGCAGCTTTTTTAATCTTCTGCCTGATTTTATCTTCAACAACTGTCCGTAAATTTCCATGTGCGTTTTTATATTCTCCTATTGAGACGTTTTTTAAAAATTTACCAATTGCTTTACGCTGTGACATATATCTATTATTTATGCTTTAGAGCCAATTTTATCTAAAAAGGTAAGAACCTGTTCACCCAAATAAGCATCTAACTCTTTTGTAGGCAGGGTTTCTATACTTTTCTCAAATGTATTATAAGCTTCTTCAAACTTTCCATCTTTATTCATAATGAATTGCTTGCTTTCTAATATACCATTTACAAAAGCTTTAGGACAAGACGGATCGGATACACAATCGACTGCTACTAACTTCATATCGGTAACTTTACTAACACCTGTTTTTTCTTTTATCGGTGTTAATTGTCCTAATGCTCTAGAACTCATACCAACTTTTACACCGTCGTTAATTAAACTTTTTACAATTTGTCCACAAGGTGTTGATAATACTTTAGACTTGCCATAAAACATGTTTCCTTCTTGCCATATATCTGTTACTATATGACAAGCGCGCTCTAAGTCAACTTCAGCAGTAGTTGGGTGATTCAGCTCCCCCATACTTCTGTTTTCGTTAATCATATCTGATTTATAACGCGCAATTTCTCTTTTTAATTCATCTGTCGGGTAATAACGTTTGTTACGATTAACCTCTTCAGCCATCATATACGGGCCTTTAATAAAAAGATTTTTCTTTCCGTCTTTACTAGACTCTTCTAGAACGT